CTTTTATTTTTTCAACTGGCTTAGGACTGCTCTATTCATATCTGAATACATAGTAGGCTTACTTCGATTATGATTATACGCTATATCATCATGCTTTTTGTTTCTATCAATGTAACACTCTGTAATCATGTCGACCACCTCACCGTCAGCAATATTATTCAGCACTTTGTTAACAATCACTGTGTCGTACAGTAATGCAGCTCTCTCCAATAAAAGCTCATCCTTCTTTTCAACCAGATAGTGATCCCATACATGACTTGGGTCACCGGCATTCTCCATGATGACATCCTTCATCACGACTGAGCTTACTCCATACATGTCATTCATTATCTCATCATACTTCAACCGATTCGCTTCTATCTTAGACAAGTTTCTATGATAGTTCCGGCATTTGTTATAAAAGTCCTTGCAGATTTCTTTATCTTTCCGCTTCTCTTTCTTCGATTTCATCAATACACCTCTTCCAGATACTGCTGCAGCTCCTCTGCTGTGTAGAATAACAATAGGAGATTGGCTTCATGCAGAACATAAGCATCATAACCATTCACCCTTACTTTGTCGATTTCCACTTTATACTTTTTGGACAATAATGTCGTATACCTCATTCATTTCCCTCCTGTTCATCGCTCCATACAGGTTCGACATAAACAGCACCACCACATCCATAATGGTCAAGGCAGCATATTTTTATATACAGCACCAACAGCCTAGTCTGAAAGCTATTCGGATTTCTGACTACATAGCTTTTTGATATTTGATTTTCGTTATCGTCCTCCGCATAAATACGATATTTAATCACCATCATCACTCCAGTCTAACGATTGCCCACACTTATGACAGAAATTCAAACTATTCACGTTACACTTATTGGCAATGACTGTCTTACATTTCGGGCAGTATGTATGACCTGCTGCGTGCTTAGCAGGTTTGATTCCTGATGCACGTTCAACTAATGATTCCAGTGTCTCCAATCGCTTGATATTCTCTTTGCAATTTTTTTCTATTTCACATGCTGGCTCATATTTCAGTACGCTCCATAATTCGCCATATGCTTTCTGATAATCATTCATTCAGACTGTCCTCCAACTGCTTCCTGATAGATTCTATCTCTTTCTTGATGTATGCCGGTTCCTGATCATTCCAATTCAGCATATCGAGCATGTCATGTCGAATCGTGATAGCATACCCTGGACCATAACCATAGCTGAACCAGAAATTGATTTCTTTGTAAGGTGTCTTTTTGTACGCTCTCAGCTCACCACTCTGGTTTCTCGCAGCATAGCGATAGCCTGCAGCGTATAATTCTTCTAAATCACTTAACTTCGCTTGTAGAGCTTTACGCTCCTGCTCGCTCATTTTCTTTTTCATTCTTCGCCTTCTTTCGATTCAATGGACACCAGTGTGGTGCCCGTGTAATGATGGGTTTATCTGGATGCCCGTAACATACGAAATCATTGACTGCATATTTGCGTGCACTCATATGGTCACAATAATACATCATGCGTCCTTTATGCTCACCGTGGATTTTAAAGTATTTGCAGTTAATGCACTTCTTCATACATATTTCCTCGCCGTGACGCTTCCAGGAACTCTATGAGAGCTTCTTTTATAACTTCTGAAGATGTTTCCTCCAGTTTACTTATTTCAGCCGTAGAGGGCTTCTTTAACACCTCATACACTTCCCATTGATTCATGGTCTTACCTCACTAATGACCTGATTATTCTTATTGTAGGTGATAGGGATATAGCCTGTTGGCCCACTTCGGTTCTTTTCCAACACTAGAGAATAACCGTCATCATCCTGCCATACAAACAGAATCTTGCTCGCGCTCTGTTCGATTTCTCCACTATCCCGCAGCATTGACAGTTTTGGTTTTCCTGATGTTTTAGTGGCATCACGGTTCAGCTGACATAATCCTATGATCGTACAGTTATAATCTAAGCTGATCTTGCGTAGCTCCTTTGCAATTTCTGTCATACGTTCATATGAGTTTCTTGCTCGAGAACCAATAAGCCCAATGTGATCAATAATTACAATGATATGCCTTTTCCCATCATGACTGGCGACCATCGACCGGATAGAATCTATAGACTGGCTCTTGTCAACAACCTCGATAGAACGCTGTGCTATTGAATTGACAGCTCTATTCACATCATTTACCTCTATCTCTGACATTCTTTTGTATGATGCTATGTAGTTTTGGTCAAGTCCGCAGTTAATGGATATCAGCCTCTGATGGAGCTCTTGCGGGACCATTTCCAGATTGAAATACAGGCAATCATATCTCCATGACAGATCATTCAACAGGTTCAATGCAAATCCGGATTTACCTGAACCAGTCGCACCTGCGATAACCATAAAATCATTTTCTTTCAGCCTCAATAAAGAGCCCAACTGCTGATATTTCTTGAAGTAGATGCTTTTCTTATCATCTCTGCATGATTCTAAAAGCTTCTCTGAATCCAGTTTGTAAGACTCTGCAGTATCTAATGTGCATACTTTCTGATATACTGCGTTGTATTCGTCCAAGCTGATACTGTGTTCTTTCAGTTTATCTGATATCTCAACTATTTTACGCTCCTTGAATTTATCAATCACAACACGCTGTATACGCTTGAAATTTTTTATATCTCCTGAATAAGGGATGTCTGAGCACCTTGCATAAAGGTCGATATCAAATCCTGGATAATCGAGCAATGCTTCAATCGTTATGAAGCCGTTTTTCTTGTAGTAATCAAGCATAGCCTTGAAAATATTTTGATATGGTCCTACGAAATGTTCCGGTTCTAAAATAGAAACTGCAAATAACTCATTGTAGACGGAAAGCATACCGATTGCTGTTGCTTGCGCTTCAATCATTGAACTGGTGTTCATAACATTTCCTCCAATCAACCGTTATTAGATTGCATGGAAGCGGAGGTTTCTCATTCTCCGCAATCCACGCATTTAATTTCTTCATGACTTTCTTGTAGTCCTGATCATGCATAATACTATACCAAGCCTTACAGACTTCTTTAAGGTTTCTACCATACATGAAATTAGGATAAATATTCAGAATCGTATTTATGACCTGTGTCATCTCTTCTTTCGTCATTACCAATCACCTGCCTTTATTTCTCTTGATGAAGATGTGTTATACTCATCAACCTCATCATTCCATCGCTCTCCATTCAGCCATGTAGTAGGATAAGGGATATACTGACCATTATTTTTTAACCAGTCAGCTGATGCAACCTGTTTTCCTAACCCATCCATGATGGACTTATAGATCTGTTCGTTTTTACATACACTGAGGAATTTTATATGAGACTTTTTCTTGTCTCTTTTCTTAGGATACGCTTTCCAAAATTCATTGAATGCATTTTCTCTATCGAATGCATTTTCCAACATCACACCACTATTTTGAGTATCGCAATCAGACGCACTTTGCGCAATTTGCGCATAAGTATTTAAAGTATTATATTCTTTTATATTATTCGTTGTTGCCCTTTTGTGTGCCCTCAGCATTGATTCTGGTGTGTCCTCATGTGTGCCCTTCATACATTCAGATGCATTCATTTTATTGATAAACAAGGGGTTTTCATCACATCCGAGGTGTGCCTCATACTGTGCCCTATTTTCATTCCGAGGTGTGCCTTTTTGTGTGCCCTGTTTTTCGTCGCAATTTTGGTATTTATCATAGTTCAATACGACGATAATGCTGTTCATTTTTGCCGGTTTATAGATGATAGCTTCTGCCTTTTCCAAGCGTGATAACCCACCTCTTACCTGTTTATCCGTGAGTCCTGTTTCATGTGACAATCTGCGAATCGATGTTAAAAATGTGCCACGTTTTATCAGTGTGCCATGACTCTCTTTATCCCTCCAATTCGCCTTTATAAGGCAGTGGATGAACAATACTTTTGCCGACACATCTGTATACCATTCACATCGTCCAAATTTACGGAACAGGTATACATAGGATCCGTTTTCCATAATGCATCACCTTTTCAAAAGGAGTTTTCTATCGACTAGATTTTTAAACTCTTTGATTTGAATTTCTCCTGTATTCATGACAGTGATTAGACCAGCTTCTGACAACAATTTGATAGATTTTTTTACAATATGCAACCGAGTGCTTGTAATTTCTGCTAATTTCTTCTCATCATACGGTATTAGTGAGTCACCAATATAACGGACAAGCACCCCTTGATTTCGTAATGATTTTAGACATAATTTGAGATAAAACAGGCAGCATTCTTTTCCATCTTTTTGCTCTTCTATCCATGAAATAGCATCATCCTGAAAGAAGTCTTCCTTTAATTTTATCCAGTAGTATCGTTTTGTTTCTGCCATCTATTACTCCTGTGAAAGCGCGTATTTGATATGCTTTTCTTCTGCTTGCATTTCTGCCAGATGGTGAACCAGAGTGTTTATGTTCTCTTCCATCTTCGTAGCTATCTCTACCGTTTTCGCATACATATCCTCACGGCCG